AAATACAGAGTAAAAGGCATAAAAGAAAATGCGTCTAATATAGGAACAAATATGCACTCTCTTTGTGAGGATTATATAACAGGTAAAAACCCTGTAGAACCCACAACAGAACCATTAAAAACTATGTTTAATAAATTTAAAAAGTTTTGGAAAAAAAGAAACTTTGAAATTGTAGAAACAGAAAAAACTTACTATTCTGATGAACTTGATGTCTGCGGTACTTTAGATGTTTTAGTAAAAAGAAAAGGTAAGATTGGTATATTAGATTTTAAAACATCAAAAGACTTTTATCCTGATATGCCTGTCCAAATACATACTTATAAAAAGTTAGTAGAGGACTCAACAAAACATAAAATAGAATTTTTAGCAGTTATAAATATTCCTAAAGAACCTGTTAAAGATGTAAGTATAAGATTCTTTGATATTAAACCTAGATACTTGAAAGCATTTAAAGCCTGTAAGTATCTTAATAATGTTGAAGAAGATTTTAAAAAACGAAATGAGGAATACAATAAAATGAGGAGTAAGTAATGTATCAACAACAACAACAAAAACAATTTTGTGCTTTAACTTTATATTTAAGACCAACAGGTAACAAAGCACCAAAATATGAGTATAAAGCTGATGCTAAGAGTTTATTTGTTTGTAGTATAACTAAAAAAAAATATTCGTTATCGCAAATAAACGATTGGTATAGTACACCTGAAGTTCAAAAGTTCCATAATCAGGGTTATAGAGGTAAATGGTTTGCAAAGACTCAACAAATTGAAAATCCTAATAAATATGATAAAGGAGATTTACAAATGATATTGAGTTTTATTATGATAAAGCCATTTAAACCTCAACCAAATGTAGATGGTATGAAACCGGTAGCACAAGCTATCCCACAAGTTCAACCTCAACCTCAACAAGTAAAAGATGAATTTGATGATGATTTACCACCATTTTAAAAAATATAAACAGAAACTAAGTGTATGGTCGCTATATCATAGAGAATATATTGTCGGCTTTATACTTGGTTTTATTGTAGGAGTAATATTAATATGAATCAATTAGAACAAGAACTAGAAATGAAAGAAAAACAAGTTAAGTTTTTGCAAAAAAAATGTCGAGATGCTGGAAACAGGATTAATGAGTTAAAATTAAGAAATGAGCAAGAAACTCAATCTCTTAAAAATGTAATTGACATGAAAGAATTACAAAACTCAGAATTAAGAAAAATAAATGCAGAACACAAAAAACTTAATGGTGAGTTAAGAAAAGAACTAAAAAAACAAAAAGAAATTGCGGAAATGATGTATGAACACCCTTAATAGTAGAGAGGCTTATTTAGAACTTACTAAAGCGGCTGACGATTGGTCTAAATGGGCTGAAAAAACAATTATACTTGATGAGGGTCGCAAGGCTCTTTTTTCTTCGCTTTTCTTAAAATACAAATTAGAAACAAAAACTGTTATAGAGGCAGAACATAAAGCAAGGTCTGACCCTGAGTATAAAAAATTTATTGAAAGTTATGCTCATAGTGAGGCTATGTTAATTAAAAGTAAATTAAGATATAACAACCTTGATAGATATTCTTCTATGAAACAGACAGAAATAAAAACAGATTTAAAATTAGCGAATAAACAAGAGGGTTAATGTTTGACTATTTCAAACCCATCTAAATTAGTTCTTTCAGTTATTGGTTCTATTTCATAATTATAATCTACAAGTTTTACATCTTGAAACTGTGATA